GCCAGCCACGATCCGTTTGCTTGCTTCGCGTTGCCTAGTGCCTGAGCTATTTGTTCGGCTTGCATATTGTTTCTACCTCGTTTATTCTTTTACCGATCCACGCCATCACAGGCACAGCCATTGAATTGCCTAACGCCTTGTACCTTGGACCGTCAGGCGTTGCCTTGCCCTTACTCATAATGTCCGTGTAAGTATCGGGGAAGCCTTGGAGACGTTCGCATTCGACTATGGTGAGTCTGCGTACTGCCATGCCTTGCGCCATAACATTCTCACCGCCATTGTTTCCGCCTTGGGCAAAGGCAATGTCAGAGACGCATGGGTCTTGAGTGCCGTAGACTATTGTCGGCTGCGCCACCGTGTTGTCAAATACTCCACCAGCGGCACAACGCAATGCAGTAACAGTATCTGATGTTGTTTGGTTGTAAGCATCAAAGGCAATGGGCTGCGCCACACCATGCACACCAGTAGCGTTAAGCGTATACATTGGGCCGCCATCAGTAAATCCATCACCATTGCCACCATTCTCAGGCTTGCGTTCAATGGTGTTCTCGGCTAGGGCAATGGGTTGCGCCAAGAAAGTCTCGCTGCCACCGCCCAACACACCGCCTGATGCCTTAATTGTCCCGCCAACATCTGCTTTTTGGTATTGGGCAAACCCAGTCTCGTAAAAGCCTTTTGCTGGAACGAATAAAGGACAATTAGCATTAACGTGCTGATTCTCCAAACCCATCTTTGTTCCAAAGGTAGTGTCTAAGGTGCTGCTAATCTCAGCCGGCCAAGTCACGCACTCTTCGTGGTTGTTACGACTGACTCCAGTGCGTGCTGTAATTGTTGCGGAAGTATCTTCCCTCTTTTCTCTGCTCGGCGCAGGATTCCCTGACAGGCTTTCTCGCTCAAAAAGAACCGCTGCGGCACGTCTCCAGTCTCCAAGGTATCCGACAACGAACACACGTCTGCGTCTTTGGGCCACTCCGAAGTACTGAGCGTCAAGAACCCTGTATGCGAACCCATACCCGAGTTCGCCCAGCGCCCCGAGGAAGACTCCAAAATCTTTTCCTCCGTTAGATGACAGGACGCCAGGGACGTTTTCCCAAACAATCCACTTGGGTTTATATTGGTCAGCAATGGCAAGATAGGTAAGCATGAGGTTGCCACGAGGGTCATCCAGTCCCTTTCGTAGTCCGGCGACTGAGAAGGATTGGCAGGGAGTTCCTCCAACGAGAAGATCGACATCTGAGACATTTGTCCATTCCTTAAATTTTGTCATGTCACCCAAGTTGGGTGTGTTTGGGTAGTGGTGGGCGAGTACCTCGGATGGAAATCTTTCGATCTCTGAATACGCTACTGCCTCCCATCCAAGTGGATGCCACGCTACCGTTGCCGCTTCTATGCCACTGCAAAGTGATAGATATTTCATAGTTATATTTTTTAGAGGAAAAAAAAGCCGAGGCTGCTACACCTCGGCGTTCGGGACTACAGATTAAAACATCTCATCCTCGTCCTCCACCACCGCAGCCTTCGCCGGTGCTGTGCGCGCTGGCTGTGGTGCTTGCTCTACAGGTGCGGCCGCGGCGTCCATACCTTCAGGACGCGCGACCCAGTTCACCAACTCAAACTGAGGGATTCGGGTCGTGCCCTTGCCGATCTTCTCCAACTTGGAACCCTTGTACTCAACCACGGGCAACTTCCCAGGGTTCGCAGCGCGCTCTGCGTCGCAAGCCTTGTACAGGAGTTCGAGTCCCATGTTGGGACCTACGCCATTGGATGACCACTCGGCTGCGCCGATCTCCTTGTTGTACAGGGTGACCATGAACCCGCGCTTGTGCTCAGGAGTTGGCTGCGGACCCTTCTTGCCGAGAGACACGTCAGGGTTCCACTCGCGCTGACCGACGGCCAACAAGAGCCAGCCTGTCTGCACCGCGTCGATGTCGAACACGACCTTCTTGAGTTGGATTTCCTCGTTATTTGAGTTTGTCCAGGCGTTGGCTTGGGGCGAGAAACGGATGTAGTTACCGCTGCCGCCGGATGAAGAGAGATTTAGCATTTTGCTTTTCGCTTTCAGAGTTATGTGACTAAGTAGTCACGGGGAGGTGATTATTGTCCAAGTCCAACCGCTTTGGCAAGCGTTAAACCCGAAGATTCTTTTTTGGTGATGTCCTCAAGGACGTGCTTCTTGTCCTTGCCTAAGAGTTTCTCTGCCACCGCAGGTGAAATGATCTCGGTCAGCATGAGTTTGCTGTGTTCTATCCCAGCAGCCTCCAGCGCCACTACAGCCATAGCCTCATCTATCCACTTGCGCGTTGCGCGTTTGGGTGAAAGCTGCCAGCCTGTAAGCACACCGCCCTCTTCCAAAACCTTGGTGGCGTGCTTGCGCAGTGCTGCGATGAAGTCCTCAACCATGTCAGCCCTGGCCAGCAGGTCGCTGACCACTTCAGGCGCAAGGGTCTTGACATCCAACTTGACGGGGATCAACTCCAACGCCTTTGCCTGCGCAGGGCAGATCACCTTGGCTGGGCAGTAGCGGCACGCGTCAGTGGATGGCTTTGGCTGCGCGTCTTTGTTTGAAGTCTCCATGATGGCTGGGAGCAGGGTCTCGTTCCTCCACTGGATCAACTCATCTACCGTCATGGTGTGTGTACGTGTGTCACCTGAGTGCGGCTGGATGATGGACAGCCTGACAGTCTCCACGGGTTTCTTAATCTTGGCCAGCGTACCCAGCGCGTAGATTTTCATCTGTTCGCTGTCCGCATCCACGTACCCGCGTCCCGTCTTCAGGTCTGCGATCTCAAGGATGCCATTACCAAAGCCAATTACGTCCGCAGTACCGCCCAATTTGACAGCCGTGTTATCAATCACCGTCACGTACTGCTCGACCTTTACAGCACCAAGTTCAGATTTCAGATTTGTAATGTGGTCGAGGTGAGCTTGGGCAAAGTCAACGTTCTCCTGCTGCATCGTGATGCCCTCGACGGACTTGCCAAGGTAGGCATCGGCAGCCTCACCTGTGCCAAAGCACTTCTCGGCCAGGGCGTGGATGGCAGTACCGATCTGCGCGGCCTCACCAGCAGGTTCGTAGGGCACGCCCTCACTGAGCCGTACAGATGCGGGGCAAGCGATCCAGCGTGACGCTGAACTTGGCCGTAGGATTATTTTGTTTTCCATTGTTTTCTTTCGTTGTCCGTGTCGTTGATAAGGATTTGGTACGCCAACTTGCGTACCTCGGTGCTGACGGCATGACCCAAGTCTTCAGGGTCCAGCATCCGTTTCAGTAGCACAGTCTTCTGCCCCGACTGGTGGCGCTCGTTCTCCAACTGCGTCCCCAAGTAGATGATGTGGTCACGCATGACCTTGGTTGATTCATCAGTCACTTCGTCAACTCCCTCAAGTACCAGTACCCGATCAGCACAGCGTCAGCCCTTCCGTCATCCTTGACCCGTGAGAACGTCTCGCTGTGTGATGGGTACAGTTCCATCGCCCGATGCCGTGATGCGTCCTTGCCAACTCCACGGGTGATGGCGCGAGTCCACACCGCCGGCTGCACGTAGGTGATCGGAACCATCAAGGCGGCCAAGACACCCTCAACAAGCCCCGCGCTGCGGCCAAAGGAAAACATTGAACTCACGCCCTGACCAGGCATCGCGGCCACCTTCTCAATCACTGCGTGTTCTGCCTTCAGTTCGATGATGAGAGTGGCCAGCCCCTGCGCTGACACCTGACGCTTCTGAGTCTTACCGCGCATCACGGTCACGACTGGCATATCTGCCACGGACTCAAGTACGCCGTCAATGTGCAGGGCGATGGCGCCACTCATGCCTGGGTCAATAGAGATGACTCTCACTTGACGGCCTCATCCATGTCCTTGGCCAGTTGAGTCATGCGTGCAGAGATCAGCGCGTCAACGGCCTCATTGAGTTTGATGATTGACGAGTAGAGAGGGACGGTCTTGCCTGTTGTCCAACGTGAGAGTTGGGCTGGGTCAATGTTGGCAACCCTGCCCACGTCGGAGAGCCGAAACCCTCCCGACTTTGCGCGATCTCTGATCGCCTTGATTGCTTGTTGTGTAGAAGTTTCCATGATTGCGATGCTAACCCGTAGTTGATAAACAGCGCAAGTGTACAGAAAAAATGGGGAGAGCGTGAACCCTCCCCGAAGGCAACTGCGGGGGAAACAATACCCCGCGTATGTATTTTACAACGGATTAGTTGACTAAAATGTACTGGTATTGACGAGTTATGCAAAACAGGATTACAATTCTAATCAATGACACATCGTCAGATGCAACTGAAAGGAAACAAAATGTCAACAAGAACCAGCCAAACACAAAAAAGCATTACCGAATTAAAGATCGAGTTTTCACATTATTTTGCTGATCTTAAGGACGACGCAAAACGCAATGACTACAAAGTAAACAAGGCTGATGAATGGGAGCGGTTTTTGGAGAAAGAAAAAAAAGAGGAATTTATCTAAACCAAACGGGGCTACGGCCCCAGCAACTGAAAGGAAACAAAATGAAACGAACTTACGTAGTTGAATTTAGTCCAACCAATCTGCAATCCGATTGGAAGCGTGAAGAATTCACATCACTCACAAAAGCCCTTGGCTTTATTTCTCTGATGGTAAAACAAGGCTGCCACTGCCAAATTTTGCCAAGTTAAATCAAACGGGACTACGGTCCCAGCAACTCAAAGGAAACAAGATGACTGAACAAGAAGAGAAAAAACTCACGGAGCAGGTTGAAGACCTCGCCCAACTCATGCGCGAACTGGCCATTGAGCGCCGCCAGGTTATGGAGCAGAATAGTTTTCTACGAGCCATTGGCTCACTTAACGATGGAGTACGACATGAATACATTTAAGGACTACGCCCTGGCCATCGCCATCGGCATCGCATTGGCAGCATCACTCGTTCAGTGGTGGTCAACATGAGCGAGCCAATGCAAAAGGAGATCGATGCCATCGTTGCTCTGATGGCCCCACCACCAAACAGCACAGGACTGCTCACCGCTCGTGACATTGGCGACATCGTCAGACGCGCAGCATCAAAGGGCGCGTTGGTCGGGTGGCTGGCCGCCGAGAAGGATGTCCACGCAAGGATGTCCCGAACCCTTGGCCAACTGGAGTACGAGAACCAGTGCAACAAGGACCGCGTTAAGGAACTTGAACTTGAGATCATTGGGTTGCAGCAGTGAGAAAGCGCAGCAAGTACAGGCCAAAGCCGCAACTGCCTGACCCATTGGCGTGGGTCCTGAACGGACTCAAGCCGGTGGCAGAGGCTGGCATCGTGGACGTGCAGATCAAGAACCACAACGCCATCGACGCCCTGAGACGTGGCGCCGCCACCCGCCTTGACATCGACTACATCATCGAGGCGTTCAACGTGATGGAGGCACTGTCTCGGCTTGGGGTGGCTGCTGAGTACAAGGATGAGATCAAGGCAGCGCAAGATGCGTTGTTCACGGCAGTCAGGCGTGGCGTTGGCAGCGGAAGGTACGTGCTGAAGGCAGCCGAACTTAACGCGATCAACTTGGGGATGGAGGTCCACGACGCCCAGGTCGAGGTGACGTCCATTGCCACGATGGAGAAGGCGATGGACATCGTCCTCGGAGAGTTTAAGAAAAAACGGATGCGTGTAATACAGGAGACAACATCATGAAGATTCAATTTGTAGAAGATGAAGAGGAAACGCCAAGCGTGTTTGAGCGTATGTGGGACTACCTAATAACGTTCCTAAAGTGCGTTGGGGTGTTTGTGGCCATCTGCTTTGCCATTGGCTACTTCTCCAGCAAGCAGTCGCAGACAACGCAGTGCGAACCCACCAAAACAGTTTTAGCAAGAAGTATTTTTAAATGAACCAAGAACCACCAACAGCGTTCCCTTGGACGCATGACGACATGACTTGCACAGGCATGACCCTGCGTGATTACTTTGCAGCCGCACTTGTCAAGTCAGGAACTGTATTCCCTGAAAGTTTTCCAATAAACACACCGGATCGTGTTGCGAAACAAGCGTATGAATTAGCAGACGCAATGATGAAAGCGAGAGAATAATGGCTAAGTTACCTTACACATACACGATATGCCCTGACCAAGAGGAACCCAAGAAGTTCACTGCTAGTTGCGCTGAGATGGGTCGGTTGCTACGCAACAGCATTAACGGAGACTTAACCATTGATGACCGCCGTAATGGGCTATGGGAATCATGGGAAGGCAAGGGCGTAGCAGCAATGCCGTTTGAAGATGGAATAAAAGCAGTTATAGAAAACACAAGGAGAAAAAAATGAACCACTTAAAGAACACCTGGGAATGGTTGAAAGACCACTACACGATGCCTACACCGCTGGAGATGATTAACCACGAGTTGGTTGACGCGCAGCGCAGCAAGTTGCGTCACGAATCAGCACAGGAGTACCACGCAGCCATCGTTGCCTATAACTCCGCACGAATCAAACGCCTTGAGGCACGGCTTGCCAAACAGGAAACAGCAGAATGAGCCAGTACAAGATATGCGCCAAGTGCCTGGAGTCCAAGCCGCACGATGGTGGGGTGGATATGTCACCAGTCCGATGGATATGCCAGCACTGCTGGCTGTTAAGAAAATGAAGAGGCGAGACAGGGTGATAGAACTCATCACGGCCAAGGCCATGACGTCAGCGGAACTGTCCAAGGTAATCCACTGCGGACTGCGCGGGACTCAGATCATCATCACGAAGTTGCGCAAGGCTGGACTGATACACATACAGGCGGACAGGAGGCAGAGGGCGGGCATTGCAGCGATGTGGCGGTACGGGATAGGGGTAGATGCCACCAAGCCACCGCCAGTGCCTTGCGCGGAGAGATCACGCAAGTGCAGGGAGGGTCAGGGGGTAGAGGAACACGCCTTTGCTTTGGCCAGGCAGCGCGCTAAGAAGTGGAAGATCAAACGCGACCCGTTGGTGGCCGCGTTCTTTGGGAGTAATTGATGGAAGACTTAAAGAAAATCTCTAATCTATTGACAGAACTATCTCTTCTTGCTGATGAAGTTGAAGCCTCTACAGGAGAGACTCCAACTGCGCAAGAAGCAATAGATTGGGTTCAGGACTTTATTGATAAAGAGATCAGTACTCGTTCCAGTACTCATTCGCAAGAAGTCCACCGCCAATAGCACCACCCATTATTCCTGCAAGTGCTGGATCAACAAACCCAGCATGAGCCTTACCGCGAATGATTAAGTCACGGGCCTCTTCAGGAGTAATGTTCAAACGGTTTGCTGTCTTGCCAATTTGCTGAGACAGCAACTCAAGTTTTCCTGCGCCGATTGGAGATGTCACTCCAGTGGCTCCTGAACCAGCACCCCAAACAACGGCTTGGGCAGGAACTGCCTCAAGTCCCATTGGTGCTGCGACTTGGTCTTTCCACCAAGGTCCAAGAGAAACCATCTCAGGCACTGATGCGCTTGCAACTGGCATTACCTCTTTGCCTTTTTTAGTGGCAGCACCGCGCACATCAGGTAGGCCAACTAAACGTGACCAATGTGCATCACCAACCGGCCACTGAGTTTGGAACCCAGTCTCAGGGACTCCTGATGCCGCAATGTAACTCGGTACTTTCGCGGAACCCATGTCAAGCAACCCACCTTCTAAGTACTTCGACATTGGACCGCTTTGAGCCGTGCTGTGATATGGGTGACCCATCACGGCAGCCATGTCAGCAGGACCGCTTCCGGCCATGCCGCCATACTTTTGGAAGTCACCAAAACGACCTTCTTTTGATAGCCAGTTGGCGGCACTTCCTCGGTTCAATTCAGTCAGAACTTCGGAGCCTGGGGATGCCATACCAGTTAAGGTATTTAATCGTCCGTATTCAGCAACTGCTTTTTCAGGGCCATAGATGTCTACAAAACGCTGGAACAATGGGTCCATCGTGTACCAGGACGCCATGCCCTTGTACAGTTCAGGCTGCTGCTGTGCCTCTCCAATGATGTCCTGCATACGCTGAGTATTTCGCGGGTTCATCACCTCACCAGCGTGAGCAGCACCTTTAGGTTTTGCTGCTGTCTTAAACGGGATGTCCGTGATATTCCCTTGACGCGTCCCCTGCTGAGAGATAGTCCAAAGGTCGTCACGGCTTAGACCAAACAATTGCTTTAGGAGTGGTTCTTCAGCAGCAACACGTCCAGCAGCCTCTGAGACAAGTTCCTTGGGATTCTTATAAATGTCAGGGAACGCCATGCGCTGTGGGCGCATTACTGTTTGGCTTTTCTTTGTAATGTTGGCTGCTTTACCTGTGGCTCCAAGCATTCCGAGCAGCGGTGCTGCCTTACCAGTTGGCAATGCGCTTGCGATTAAACCTGGCAAATAAGCCATCTCCGCGCCTTGGCGTACAGCAGCAGTATTTGGGTCTAAAACGCTGCCATCCATCTCATCAGGAGCAGTACCAAGCAATCCACCTAAAGCGCCATAAACAGTCGGATATTCCGAACGCAAATATGAATCTTGCGGACGAGCCAACATTTGTGTCTCCAGAAGATTGCGTTTTTTTGTAGCCATGTCTGTACCTTTTATTACGGCTGGAGTCTTCCAGCACCGATCTGAGTAACCGCACCAGGCGCGCCAACTGCTACCTTGTAAGATAAACGCTTAATGGTGGCTTGCAACGCAGCCAGTGCGCTCTCATCCACCAACGCATTACGAACAAGTTTAGGGTCTTGAGAAACAAGAAGTCTTGCGATTTGATCTGACTGTGCGTCTGTCAAGTTTCCAGTGTTCTGCCCCACCAACTTACGCAGGACTCGGTATCCCGACATGACGTTACCGCTAAGTGCGCTTGTTACCTCTTCAGGGGAGATGTTCATCCCGATGCGCTGACCTTGTTGTAGGTTTGCTGCCGTAGGAGAGCCGCCAAGAATGCCGGTGGCTGCACGTTGAGAGCCAGCGGCCACGTTGACAGAGCCAAGCAAGTTGTCCAACTGATCTTGAGGGAATACATTGCGCAGAATCTGACCCTCTTTAAGGTTCTCATCGGCAAACCGCCCCATCATGCTCTTACGTGAGCCTGTGGCCATCCGAGTGCGCGTTGCGTCCATTAAGCCTGACCGATACGCTTGCTTTGCGGCAGGAGACATTGACTCGAACTCAACAGCGACCTCGTCCGCGCTCTTGGTGAACGCCTTGCGTCCCTCTTGGAACGCGTCACGCGCAGACCGTGTCTGTGCAGCCGTCTGTCTAGCACCAGCCAACGCCTTGGATGACTGGTCAAGGGAGTTGCGCAACTGTAACTCAACGTCCTTGAGGGCAGAACCAACACCACCAGCACCTTGGGAGAACGCCTTATTTGCCTCGTCCTGAATACCGCGACGGACAATCTCCATATCCTCAATGTTGGGGGTTCGGCTGTACTCAATGTTTCCGTCCTTGAACGTGAAGAACGGAGCCTTGCCTGTTGTGGCTCGGTACAGTTCATTGATCTTACTTGCGGCCTGTGGAGCGCGTTGCAGGGCCGCTGAGAAGGCGTCAAGCATTGGCTTGTCAACTACACCGCCTTGCTCAAACGCAGCGTTGTACATGGCGTTCTCTGCGACCTTAATGTCTTCCTCGTTCATCTTGTACTGGCGCAGGATATTCTTATCTCCTGTAGGAGCCAATCCAGCGCGCATCTGCTTCATAGCCTCATCACTCATGATGTTGGGGCGAGTAGTGAGTGCCTTGCCTATGGTTGATGATGCAGGGCCACCCTTTGTGTACATTGCACGAACCATTGACTGCAAGGTGGCGTTCTCTGCCATGATCTCGCCCTTGGCGACCCTGTCCACAATCTCGTCAGTAGTAAGCCCTGACTCTGTGGCCAATCGCTGAATCTCTGTCTCAACAGCCTTTGCGCCGCGGCCACCAATGGCACGTCTTGTAAAGTCAATGAGTTTATTGGCCACTGCGCCACCGCCAGTGAGAACCGTAGTCCCGACTGGTCCAGCGACTGCTCCAACTGCCATTCCTGTTGGAATACGCGCTGATCTTTCAAAGAAGTCACCCTCGCCGGTTGCAAACCCTGTTGCGCCACCTTGTAAGGCTCCAACACCTGCGGCACGTAGAAGAAGCGCAGGAAGTGCGACTGGGGCAGCAGCACCACCCGTTAAGGTTGTGGCTGCAATTGCAGGTAGTACTGCGCCGCCAGCCTCATACGCGAGTGCCTCATAAGGGCTTGCCTCTCTGTACGCCTTTAACTTTGATCTGATGTCTGCAACTGCCGCATCGTAAGGTACACCGGCCAAAGATTGAAGGTAAGCCTCCATCTCATCAGCACTACCAAACGTAATACCCTGCGCTAAAGAACGAAGTCTTTGGCTTGGAGCCTCACCCTGCGGTGCTTGTGGTGCTGGTGCTAAAGCAGCCTGAACTGCCTGTAGTTTTTGCAGTGGGATGGCGTTGTTATTCCCCGCCTTGAGTGCTTGCAACTCCTCAACGGTGAAGGTATCAAGAACCTGTTGCAGATCGTTTGCCATTATGGTGTCTTCCGTTTGATTGCTGCGTCGATAGCATTACCAATATTAAGGTCGCTACTAAGGTTAACTTGTGACGTATAAGGCATTACTTGGAACAATGGAGCAACCTCATCAAATCCTTTAATTTTTGATGCATTTGCATAAATAAACTCATGTTCTTTTATGCGTTGATTTGCAAGTTTCTGCATTGCCGCCATACCAGTACGAAGTTCTGATGCAAGCATTGTCTGATCTCCTGCTGCAACACGTTTAATCAAGGCACGTTCATTTTCAGTAATAGCACCCTGACCTTTCATTCCAGCCGCAGCAGTCAACTCAGACTGAGCAAGACCTTGAACAACTTGACGTGTGTTTTGCAGCGTCTGCTCAGCATCAGGTCCAGCAATTTTTAACTGTTTGGCAACACGTAGCATTGAAGTTCTGTAATCAGCGGCTGGTCCAAGAACAGCAGTGTCTAGGGCTGGTGCAATCATGTCAATGTTGCGTAGTGTGTCATTGGCTGAATTCGCGGCTTCTGTGGCCTGTTGCAATCTGTTTGCTCCGGCAGTACCAGCACCCGTTGCAAAACTGCTTGGTCCAGGTGGTAACTTCACTTCAGTTTTAGGTGCAAGTTGAGAACGATACTGTCCTACTGCAGCCGTACCTGCTTCTCCAGTTCCACCAAGTTGGCGTCCTTGCAGGTATTCCACTGCACGGC